ATCGGCAGATGTAAAAATGGCGATATTGGACTCGAAAGTCACACCAGTCCCGGTTGAGGCAGACGCCGTAAGGCTCGCGGCAGGGAAAGTTAGTTTACTTTGCAGAGCACAGTCGAGCGCCCAAGCATCCTCCACACCATAAGGCATAATACGAGAGGCGAAACGCTCGATAAGCTGAACTTGTTGACCTTGCAACGTCCGCTGCACGACAGTGTAAATGATGTCCTCTGCGCCCTCGCGGATTGAGACGATTGACTTGTAGAGTCCGAGCGTGTCATGGCGCGCCCAACCGATCAGCTCTTGTTCCTTAACATAGGTGCAGGAGAGCAAAGCTCCATCGCTGCGAATTGCCCAGATGGTTTTGAACGGCTTTTCCGCGTAAGTCCACTCCGGGATAGTGAAGCCGTAGAACAGGTGGTTGGAGAGGATCGAGATATCCGCGCCGGTGTAGATGTTGACGTAGTAATTGTAGGAAAGGTCGCGGACCACATTCTCCTGAACGTAAATGATGTCATAGTTAATCGTTAGTGGCTGGAGGGCCGAACTCCCATTATAGGCCTGCGGCGTTGCCGTTATCGTCGCCGGAGTTATTGGAGCGTTGGCGGCGCCACCTGAGACTTGCCATGCGCCGCCCGAGGTGCCGATTACGAGGCCGCCGGGCATTCCGATTGCCCACTGAATTGCGTTAATCTGCTTCGAGACTAAGGTCGCTGTGATCGCGTCATCGGGCTGAACCGGCGACGCAATATCGAAGTTTTTATATTGTCCGGTCTTACTAAACCACATGGTTTCCGGCGAGGCAAGCGAGGCGAAATAGGCTTTTCGTTGTTGAAAGTGCACAACGACGGCGGGGTTATTTCCAGTGAATGGGTTTTGGTGAGTAGGTGGAGTTGTAGTAAAGTCTCCGATGATGTTGGCGTCCACGAAGTCTGTGGTCGTCGATGACCCTATATAACCGAAGTTAACTCCGACCGGGATTGAGCCGTTCGAGACTGGCGTGGCTTTGTAGAAGTTATACCCAACCGCATCCGCTTGTGGGGTTATACTGAGCGCGATAGAGCCCGCGACCGCCGAAATATTAACCGCGAGAAGAACGTCAATCCGCGCCGAGGCCACGCTCTCATCACCAGCCGCATTTACCGCAGTTGCAACGTAGGCGTAAGCTGCTGTGCCCGCTGTCGCAGGGGTTATAACGGCGGCAAATCCTGTCGGCGCGGCAATCGTCGAACCGATCACGACTGGAGTCAATGTCCAGTTGTTGTCCGCGAGCCGCGCGAGGTCCTGTGCCACATAAGATGAATGCGCGAGGGATAGAACGTCCGCGGACTGTGTGTATTTGATGAGGGCCAGATCGGCTGCCGCGTAAGGGGTTACGAGTTCAAAGACTGAGGCGACGGCGCCGCCACCAGTATAGGCGGCGAGGGTCGCCGTGCTAATCACGTTTCCATTGAGATCGGTCAGCTGGAATGTGTTTGCTGCGGTCGCGGTTACAATTCCGAAGAGGGTGTTAAGGGAAGGCATCCCTCCGACCGTGTCGAGATAGACCCAAGTCCCGTTTGCGTAGCCGTGCGCGGCGGAAGTGAACACAGCAGGGTTTGCGAGCGAGATTGCGCTTATCGACTTCGATGCGTTCAGAACGAGCGCGCCGTTCTTCACAACTCGCATGTATTTGTCGCCGAACTGGAGGACAAATTGTTGCGTTGTGGAGAACTCGAAATCGATTAGTCGAACAGGAAGATTGTCAAGTCGGCAGCGCCCGACGAACATAGTGCCGGTTCGAGTGCTGATCCCACCGCGATAGTCAACGAAGAAATTCCGGCACCGCGCAAGACCTACATGGTACTTCGCAAAATCGACGCGAGAGTAAAGGGTCGGTGAAAGTTCACCGGCAGAAAAGGAGGGCTGGATGCGGTTTTGGCTCATACGGAGTATAGAGGTCCGAACGGCGCGATGAAGTAACCGAGATAAGCGGAGCCGTAGTCCTCGCGGATTGTGATCCAGTCAGGCATATTGTCAATCACGGTCAGACCTTCATTTCCATCCGAGGACCGTGCCTGCATAACCCAACCGTTCGCCTCCGCGAACTTCCGTGCGGCGAGGGCTTTGTCACCAGTCATGGGCTGTGCAAGTTTGGCCCCGAGGGCCGCGACTAGGGCCTGAGTAAATTGTGAACTGAATACGTTCGGGTCGACTACCCGGCGAGTATAAACGATCAACGCTTGATACTGGTTTGTCAGAACCACGTTGATGTCGTTCCCACTCGAGTCCTGGTCGATCGCCACGATGAAGGGAATGGCGGGCGTGTCCGCACCAAGACTCGGGGCGGCGTAAGAGCCGGCGCTGCTGAAGATCGGGATAGGACCGATATAACCAGAGGTTGGCTGCGGACGAAGGAAGCGAACTTGGATACAGTCAGTTGGATAGGAATACTCGAACAGCCACGGTGGGGCCGGATAGCTCGAGGACCAAACCGCATTCGGCGCACTTGTGTTTGTCGGAGTTCCCGGCGCGGATTTAACCAGCGCCCCTGTGTCGGTCTTGCGCGCGAAGTTCCAAAAGGCCATCGACAGAAGCTCGTCCCTCGTGGCCTCGTAGATAAGATTGCATTGCTTCGCCTCGGGCGTAGCCTCAGTTAGCGACGCAACGCTTGAGCGCGTTCCGATTGAAGCGAGCGCCCGATTGTAAATTGCGATGACTGAGGTCATAGCGTGAGCCACCCACTTTTATCATTCAAAGGCGAAAAGATTGTGGCGCCCTCACCTTGACTACCGCCGAGGATCGCGGAAGCGGCGCCGTCGATCTTCTGCGTGCCAAAGGGCACGATAGTGGCGTCAAAGCCGACATTGCCATTCTTGATGATAAGGTCGAAACCACCGTAGGACTGGTTCATCCACAGAGCGAGGTCAGGCATCAACACGTTGAGGATCGCGGGCACAGTCTGCAAGATGATCACAATTACGTTGAAGGGTTGGATCGTCACATCCCCTGCAACAGTGATGATTCGCTTGGGATTGAGCGGGCGGAAGATCGAGCCGATTGATGGGCCATAATCAACTTTGCCCCAAATGGTTGGGGTGCTGAGGAGGCCACTTGGGGGTGAACTCATTTCTTATCCTTCAAATTATCCACCGCTTCTGGCTGTGCAATGGTAGATAATTTTGTTGCTGGATGTTGAGGTCTGAGTAAGTGTAATTGCTGTCGTGGCGTATGTATAGGATTGTGATGCGAGGGTCTGCGCTGGCCACGTTACTGTACAATATGGAGCAGCGGCATAGGCGACGTTAAACGTGATAATGCAACCCGTAGCGCTGGTCCCCATTGTGACTTCGCCAGCCCGATCGGTGCCGGAAATTGCAGGCGACCCGCCGCCGCACGATGTAAGAGCGGGCGCAGTTCCCTCCGGTGCCAGATGATTCGATGTGCCCATAAGGCGCATACGAACAACGTTATTGGTGCCAAAAATTATGGGCTTGGCAGGCTGCACACCGAATATAAGACCGTTGCTTCCAGTACCATTATCGAAAACGGAAAACTCGCCGTATCCACCAATGGTGAGTCCATAGCGAACGGTCGTTCGTGCGCTACCGTTCGCAAGATATAGAATTTCAGTCGTATCACTTTTTGCATCAAAACCGCCGCCGCCAGTTGTCGATGACGCTCCATCGGTTTGAAAACCGGAAAGGATGCCAAGAAAACCTGCCCCATTCACGGTTAAGTTGCCTAGACCAGCCGAGCCACCACCTATATTGATCGAAGTGGCTGTTGCGACTCCGAGTGCCCCACTGAATAAAGCAGGCGCACCAGCGGTGCCAATGTTGACGCCAAGTGCAGTAGCAACGCCAGTGCCCCACCCTGTTACGCCGGCGATCGGAAGGCCTGAAACATTCGTTAGTGTTCCAGATGACGGTGTGCCAAGCGCGCCGCCATTGACTACAGGCGCGCCAGCAGTTCCAACATTTACAGCGAGGGCCGTCGCGATGCCAGTGCCGAGGCCCCCGACTTGCGAAAGAGTTGCAGTGCCCGCAAGCTGATTGAAGTTGTAATCATTGGTTGTGGGAACTACTGCACCAATACGAGTATTAAACGATGCGACACCGCCGGAAGAACAGGGGGCCGCGGTCCAGATCGTCCCGTTCGAGACGAGACAATTATTTATTACTCCTGGCGCAACGCTCTTGAACCCAGTAACGCCCGCGCGCCGCCCGATCGGGACGGAGTTATTCGGAGTCTGCCACTGAGCCGAAGCAGGATTGCAAGCGAGAAGGGCGAAGAGAATAAGAAGTCTTTTCATCGGTCGCTCCGTCGTATCAT